ATGCGTGCGACCTGCCGCCGCATAATTTATCTGATCGATAGTTAAATAATTTTTCCCACCTTCCAAAAGAATTGGATATCCGGCAGTTCCTGTAGTTTGCAGCGTTAGATACGTCGCTTTGTATTTGCTATAGCGGGTTTCTACACCCCGGAAACACGAACCGTTGTTGACAGAAATAATTGTGCTGGTTTGGTCTGCATTTAGCCCTCGTACATGAATCGTTCCGCCACCAACATGCTCGCGTAGAACGACCCCCGCAGCGTAAGTTCCGGGACCCACCAAGATGGTGATGTCGAAATTGTTGTTGTCGAGAGCAGCCGCGACATCGACCGCCTTCTGGATCGTAAGGAATGCACTGCCCGCACTATTGGCCAGTCCTGTGTTGCTGTCGCTGCCATCGGTGCGGACGTAGTAGGTGCGCGCAGCGGTGAGCAGCTCGCGCACGCCGGGCAGCGTGTCGCCCGCGGGCAGCTGGCGAATGCGCCCGCCGACCCTTACAAGTGGCCGCCGTGCAGTCATTTCAGAGGGTCACGTAGCCAAGGTCATCCGTGACCAGCTCGGTCGCGCTTTTGGCCGAGCCCAGCTCCTGGCAGACCTTGTTCGCATTGGCCGTGTCGGTGGGGTCGAGCGCCGCCGTGATGACCCCGCCAGCAGTACCCAGCCAGTAACGGCTGCCAGGTGTCAGGCCCGTGAGCGCGGAGTTCGTGGTGTCCAGGGGGTAGACGGTGGCATTTGCAGCCGAGGCCACGGCATCCTTCACAAAGCCATCGGCTTGGCGGCCGTTGCTGTTGTCGGCCAGCCGCACGTTCAGCGCACCAGCATTGGCATGGAAATTCACGAACTTGCCCGCACCGATAGCCTCGCTTGCCGGCGCGATGATCGTGTTGGCGCCGATTCCGGCGGGCAGCAGCGAAGGGTCCAGCCGCCCGTCCGATCCTGTGGCCACGAGCTTACCCGCATCCGCTGCGCCGGCAGAAACGGCCAAGCCGAACAGTTGGCGGGTCTTGCCCGAGACACGGGCCAAAAAGCCCTGGGTGGGTTGAGTTGCCATGGTGCTTACTCCAGTGAAATAGGGTCTTGCAGATTCAGCGCGATGCGCGTGGAGGATGTGGCAGAGCCGATGAGTAGGTCGAATCCGCTTGTGGGGGGCGCTTGCGTCAGCGCTCCGGCGGCGCCGAGGTAAACCCGGCCCGGCACCCAGTGCCAGCCGCTGTCCTCAATGGCACCCAGTCGCTGCACATTGACCAGCTCACCGGCTTGGGCCGCCGTCAGCGTGATGCCCAGCAACAGGTCGATGTGCGCCGCATCGTCAGCGCCCAGCGCGCGCACCACGCCATTCAGTTCATACACCGCGAGCAAGGCCGACAGGTTCGTGCCGGCCGTTCGCTGCACCGATGCGCCGCCGGCAGGGCCGGGCTCGCCGGGACGGCCAGGAGGCCCCTGCTGTCCCAGCTCAACGATCTCGGTTTCTTGAACCTGCTCGACCAGCACGGAGTCCTGGGCCTCTTCAGCCAGGATCTCGACCTCTTGGACGACCAGCAAATCAGTCACGGGTGACCTCCGGGCTCACACAGCAGGAGCCTTGGGCCAGGCGCGTGACCTCGCCGCTGGGGTGGACGATTTCCAGATCGAACACCCCGCCGGTCCAGGCGATGGCGGCAGTGGTGCTGGCATCGACCAGCAGGTCCACCGTGCCGGCAGTACCTCCCAGGGCAATGCGCCCGTTATCGGTGGTCAACTCCAGCAGCGCGGCCGTGGACTCAATCTCCTCGCGCACCTGCATGCGGGCCGTGCAGCCCGTCAGGTCGATGGGTGTCTTGCCGGGGTTGAGCCAGCGCAGGCGCCGCCGGAATGTGGCGCCTTGGTAGATCGTGAAGTTGAGCTTGGCCGGCTTGGTCATGCCCTGCAGTGTCCCGGCCAGAGCGCCCACAGGCGAACCCTAGCCGGGGGCGACATCAGATCTGACCGTTGTAGTTCCAGTTGACGCGGCCATCAATCTGGGCCTGAGCTGTCACCATCGACAAGGCACTGGCCAGTTGCTGGGCCTTTGCAGTGAGGCCCACCTTCGCGGCCTCCATGCGCGCATCGTTGGCATGGGTGACGGCATCATTGTTGGTCCTGGCAACCTGGTACGTGATGTTCATCCCGGCTTCGTACTGCTTGATCTCGGACTCCCATCGACGCGCATACGATGCCGCCTGAGCCTCAGCGGCAGTTGCGCCGATGCGGTAGCCGTCGACAAGGATTGCGGACTGCCGAGCCGCGCTTTCGGCACGCGCCGTGGCGGCGGACAGGCGAGCTTTCCACCCGTCCCATTCGAGACCCTTGGCCGAGATCAGGGCCTGGTACCGGGCCACCTCGACGCGTGCCTGCTCGGCCTGGGCGCCCACCTTGGATGCATAGGCCTGCGTGAGCGCACGATAAGCGTCCACCTTCGCAGTCTCAGCTCCCACCTGGGTCTTGTAGATGTCAACCAGTGCTGTCTGTGCATTGACCGTGGCCACGAAAGCCTTGACCTCTTCGCCCCCGGCCTGGATGCGTGCGCGCTCGAGCTCGACAAGGGTCTGGGCCGCGCCCACGCGGGCCTTGTAGATCTCGACCACCGCCATGCGCCCGTCGATCTCGGCGCGGTAGCGATCCACCAGGGACTTGTTGATGTCGGCCTTGGTCTGCTCGGCCGCCAGCATGGCCTTGTAGACCTCGACCTTGTTGAGCTCGGCCCGGATCACCGTGTCATAGGCGGCAGCATAGGCTTGGTACCCTGCCAGCAGCGCCTTGTAGTGCTCGACCGCCGCATTGAAGGCGGCCAGGGCATTGTCTGCCGTGGTCTTGGCGGTCTCGAACGCCAGCATCTCCAGCTTGTAGGCGTCGTCCAGCAGCGTAGTCTCCAACTGCAGGGCCTGGGTGATGGCGTCCTTGACGTTCTGCTGCTCCATCTCGGCCTGCTTGATGGCCACATCCCGCGACAGGCCCGACAGCTTGTCGTGGAACTCGCGGCGCGCGTCAGCCAGTTGGCCCGCCAGCGCGCCACTGGGCAGCGGAAAGCCCAGAGCTTCGGCGCCGCGCAACACCTCCTGCTCGCGCGCCAGCGCCAGCGCCGTTTCGCGATCGCGCGCACGATCCCAGATCTGCTGCTCGACCGCAGGGAGGATGCCGGTGCCGCCCTGCAGACGTGCATTGAGGCTGGCCTTCAGATTGTCCAGCAGCTGTGATGCGTACTTGGCTCCCGACTGGTACTGGAACGGCGTGGGCTGCAGCACGGACAGCGTGGGGATGTCGTCCAGCTTGGCAAGCCAGTCCTCATGCAGATTCACACCTGCAAACGTGTGCGTCTGCAACTGCAGGAATTCCGGCGCACCAGGCAGCACCACATCCGGCGCATCAGGCACGGCTACGTCCCGCAACTGAGGCAGTGTCGGCGCCTGGCCGATGGTCAAGACAGGGGCCTGCCCGAAGTTGAGTGTGGGCGGCACCACATCGAACCCGTCGATGGGCACGTCCCGTATCTGCGCCGACAGCGGCCCGGGCATGTCGGCGGGCTCCACAAGCGTCGCATCGGGCAGCGCTGGCATATCCGGGATGGGCGGCAAGTTCGGCGCAGGCAGCGTCTGCCACCGAACGTCGATCTGCGAAGGCTTATAGAGGCTGTTCCTCAGATCGTCCGTGAAAGACGCAACTTCCTTGGAGGCGGCGTCAGCCATCGCCATGCTGCGCTCGTACTTGTCCTGGACGATCTCTGCGGGTCCATTCAGATCCAGTGCCATTTCATGCTCCTACGCGGCGGGTTTTGGACGAGACCGTCACGACTTCAATGCGGTCCAATGTGAAGGTTTGGCCGGCCGGCGTGCTCAGGCCGAAGCCCATGTAGTTCTGGCGGATGCCGCGGCCTGGCTGGCACCGCGTCTGGCCGGAGGCCGCGAGGGGGAAGCTGTAGGCCCAGCGCTCCGCGTTCGGCCCAAGCACCGCGAACTGCGCGCAGCCGCGCCCCCGCATGGACAGATAGACCATCTCCAGGTGCTTTTTCAGCGTGTTCTCGCGGATGGTTGCTGGCAGCCGCAGCTCGGCGACGATGGGTAGGCCGTCGTCGGTATCACCGCTGGCCAAGGCATATAGGCCCGTGGCGCTGCCGCCATGGGTCGGTGTCAACGCATGGAAATCGTGGCGCGTGTACTCGGACACTGCGCCGCTCAGGGTGTTGCAGACGAGGGTGTTCATACGGAAATCAGGCTTTCGTCGGTGCGCACGCGCGCCGTGTGGTCCATCGGCATCTTCATGATGGTGTGCAGTTCCCGAGCGCCGGTGTCGTCGGCAACAAAGATCCAGCTGCGCAGCACCGTCTGGCGGTCCTCTGCCGTGTACTGCATGAGATTGGCGCAGACAGCACCGGTCCAGGGGTCTACCGCGG